TGACCGGCCGCAACCTGTCCTTGATATTCCATTGTGGAACAAGTCTTTTGTTTGGACTCTCCAACATTTTTCTGTTGCGATGGCGAATGCGAAGCTTACTAATCCGCAGGTCTACGCTTGGGGACTCCGGCGTTGGACTACGCCTGGTTTCCCACTTGTTTTTCTTTGGACCACCAAAGGGTTGGCTCTTGATTCGGAGGAGTTCTGGGAGTTTTATGAGGCATATCGGGCTGCGAATTTTTCGTGGGATGTTCTTTGGGGTTCTACAGTTAAGTCTGATGAACTACGGCCTCCTACGAAGATTTTCTTTAATGAATTACGCACCTTCCTCTCTTCCCCACTCCACCATAATATAGCCCTTGGTGAAATGTGTGCAGATATGAATCAGCGCTTGTATGAATCCCGTAACACCTGGTCTACGATCGGTGTTTCACAGTTTGAGCGAGGCTGGCACGATATGATCGCCCGATTGCCACATGAGAATTGCTTCGGCTTTGATCTCAGCAATCAAGATGCGTCGATGTTTCGTGAGGCTATGCTCGACATGGCTGAGCTGCGGTTTGAGATGTTATCTCCCGAGCTGCAGTCTGAATTGAATTGGGAGCGTATGAGCAACTTGTACAACCAAATTGTGTACTCACTTATTGTGTTGCCGAAAGGCGAGGTGGTCCAAAAAGATACCGGTAACCCTTCTGGTTCCGGAAATACGATCACTGATGATACGATAGTGTTATTTCGCTTGTATGCATATTCTTGGCTTGTTTTGTTCCAAAAGCACTACGGAGGGTTTGATTCGTTTACCTATCAGCCCGAGTTCCACTACAGTTACTATATGGAAAATGTAAGTGGTAACGTCATTGGCGATGACACATTGTTGTCTTGTCACGCTTCTGTGCTCCTGGTATTCAATGCCAAGACTTTGGTTGCTACGTTTCTTGAATTTTTTGTGATTCTCAAACCAGAGGAAGAGGAACCCCGGCGTCGGGATGAGCTCTTCTATTGTTCACATCGTACGCGAGTTTATTTTGGTACTTATGTGCCTGTTATGGAGTTTTCGCGAGGGCTTGCCTCGCTGGCTTGGAAGGGGGCAGGCTTGTTGCATGTAGCCCCTTCTCAGGCCGGTGCGGTAAAGATAGCCTATGAGCCGCATTACTCCTTACAGCGTGCGATTGACCTTCGGCGTGAGGGTTTCTGGAATGATGAGTTATATTCTTTGTGTGATCGCTATGTGCAGTGGTTGTTGGAATCCCAACACTCAGCCTTATCAAAACCGGCCGGTTCTGGTCCGATCGCGGGTAAGAGCGTCGAGCATATTCTTTCTGCTTATTTGACGCGGCCCGGCTTGATTGACCTTTTTACAGGCAAAGAGAGTGTGGAAAAACAGTCAGGAGGGGTGGCCATGGTAGCCCCTTCAAAAGTTGATTGTGTTTCCAGCACAACAACCACGGCGCTACATAGTAGAGCCGCATCGAATTCTTTCAAAGCAGGCCTAGTGAAGACAGGCTCTGCTCTTTTTGGTGATCCCAGTGCAGGGCGTGACTCTGCACCACCACGTATTCTTGAGCCAGCACTTCGTGCAGGCATTTGGGCTTGGGACAAGGCACTTGTAAAGACAGGTGCGCAAGATTTTTTCGGCAATCTGCTGAATACTCGTCCGCCAACCCACACTGAACTTACACGTGAAACACAGCGTCTGGACGCTCTTTTTGAGGCGACAAAGCAAATGTCTGGCCGAAAGAAAGCGTCGACCAAAGGCAAGCGAGGGCGTTCTCGCAAGCCCTCTCGCAAGAAGCCTTCGAGGAAGGCTGTGGCAAAAGTTGAGAAGAAAATTGAGCGTAAGATTGAGAATCGTATCGCTCGAGCCTCTGTTGGTGTCGTGACTCGTTTCAAGCGAGGGGGGCTGAAAAAATTCAAGGGGGGCAAAGGTGTGAGTCGAATGAGTTTCCAGCACTCTAGCATTGCGGGTGTTGATGTGCTCGTCCCTCTTTCTTTGACTGGTGGCGACGGAACAGCGTATGGTGCTGATATACCGGGGACTGTTGTCTACCAGGCACAGGTTACGCCTATGGGGTGGATCCCAAATGCTCGATTGCAACGCTTTGTTTCCCTCTTTGAACAGTGGCGATTCACTAAGCTCAAGATTGGCTTTCGTTCTGGCATGCCCCATGGCAATGTTGGGGGCAAGGTTCGCATCTTTTTTGAGGGCAACCCAGCTGAGGTGATTCCTGCCAACTATGCTACCCCTACTGGCTCGGCGTTGGCTGACTGGGAAGTTCATCCGGGTGCGAAGTGGAATATTGCTTCTCCCAAAGAGCAGTTTTTCAATGTGCCGACTCACATGTGCAAAGGCCCTATGGGCGGTTGGTTTTACACCGATCCCGTCAATGCCAATGCTGCTCCGTTTCGTGCTCAAGGGCAGGTTGTTATTGCCATTGAGGAGCAGTGGAACACTCTGGGCAGTTCCGGCACTATTCCGAACACTACACCAACGGCTGTCGGGACTTTGATGCTCTATTATACTTTGGAGTGTCAGTTGGCTGCAGAAGCGAGTGATGCCGGTGGTGGCTACAATCATTTGGAATGTTACACCGTCTCAGGAACGACCAACTATTCTGCTCCGGGGGGACAGGCGAGTGCCACTTTGTCTCGAGCAAATGCTGCAGCCATTCAAGCTGTTGGTGCGAGAGCTACCCCCAATGTCCCAGCTGGACTAACGAATTGGGAGGCTTACAGCCAACAAGCGGCGAATATTTCTTTTCCCATGTGGGTGATCAATGATGGCACTCGGGAGAGTTTCTATTTCGGAGAGCCAGGGCTTTACCTCATGGTGTTATTTCAAAACATCCGCCATGTGGCAGATTATGATACCGCAGCGAATGGTGGGTCTGGGTGGGGCTCGTT